AGAATCCGCTATAATTTCAACTTGGCCAGTGAGTAGTGAAACGCTAGTTCCTGTTAATAGAACATTCGCATCATTATTAATAATTACTTCTCCCGTTGCTAAATCTAAACCATCTCCTGCAGGTAAAACAATGACCGAATTTCCTTCAACTTCAACATCGCCTACCGATAATTGAGTGGATGTTCCTGTGATATCAATGTTAGCAGCACCTGCAATAACAGGATCATTAACCGCTAATGTCAGTTCACTTGCAGCGGCATTGATTTTAGCTTGACCTGAAATCGTGACAATACCCGTTTGAAGATCAAGTGCATTACCCGTGACTTGTAAAAAGGCTTTACCTGAAATAGTAACATTGTCTGTGGCTAAGGTGAGTTCACTACTATTAGGAACGACAATTGCTTTTGCAATAACATTAACATTGTTGGAATTTAAGGTGAAACCATTTCCAGTAACATCAATATTGGCTTTAGCAATAACAACAGCATTGCCTGATTGAATATTAAGTTGAGAACCTGCAACAGTGGCGTTAGCATCGGAAGCGATACCGCCCCAATTAATACTTCCCCATTCATATTGACCCCAATAAGTATTTGTCGCCATAGTTTTTCCTTATGGCAAAAATACTACGAGATTCTCAAAATTGCGCTAGTTGAATTCGCGTCAGGAAACTGGATAGTAAAATCACCGTTAGTTGAAGCTTTGTCTCCACCAAAATCTAATACCACAACTGCTTTATCCGCTTGAGTGGAATTATAAATTAATGCTGCTGAAGCGGTAATGGTTGCTGTTGTGAATGTTAGATCTGAAAAATCTACAAACGCAACGTTATCTGCAACGGTAAGGGAAGTACTTGTTAAAGCAGCTCCTCCTGCAGAATAACCTGTTCCTGAAGCTTCATTCGTCACAACATAATTCGTTGTTCCTGTTGAACTAAAACCTGCGGTTGTTGTATACAACGCAAGTTTAAACGTATCCCCAGTCGATGGTGTGAAATCATGAGTTCCTGAAAATAGTTCTTGTTTAAAACTATCCGGTATTATATTTGCCATTAAATCCTCCTAATTTATTTTGATGGGTTCACACTTTCTAGTGGAACGCGTACAACTCCATCTACATATTCATCTCTTCTTCTACGACCTGTTTGTTCAACACCAAACGATTGTTTAGCAGTTTGATATGATTGTTCATATAATTGTATCATATCTGTGGGACCTTTCAAGTATTTATAAGTCTCTGTTAAACAACCGTACAATAGCATATCTTCAGCATATGTCGAGACATAACTTGTACTGGTGGTTGTAGAGGTGATCGTGGCCGGTTGAACATAATAAGCAATGGTAACATTATAATTCGTATCAGGCGTTGGTGCAACCACCCAGGTATTTTCATCCCAATTTCCATAATATTTAGGTGTTCCATAACTAGTGGAAGGGGTTGGATCATATTCAGCCATATAAGAAGTATCTTTTTGTTCTAAGAAATTTTGATTTCCTGATCCATCGGTAATTTGAACATAACGAATATTTCTAAGTCCTGAAGGAGTGGATACATAACGATTACCTGTCGTCATATTTGCAGTTGCATAAGCTCTAAAAGAATCAATATTCAGTTCTCTAAAAATTCTATTTTCAGTATTTTTAGTGATTTGGTCTAAAGTCGAATCGGTTAAACCATTACTATCTACTTCAGTATAATTTCTAATTTGTGTTTTAAGTTCTCCGTAATTCATCTATGGTGTCAGAGTAACCGGGCCTGCCGATATTTCTCCGCCTCCTGTTCTTCCTGTTTCAGTTGCTAATGTTAAAGCATCAAAGCTATAATTGGAATCATTAATAACAGTAATACTATAACCAATGGTTCGATTTAAGTCCGATGTAATAATACCAAAATTACCTTCAGCATTTCTAAAACGAACTACTTGACCTGTAGATCTTCCATGATTGTCTTCAAAGACTTGCACAGTACTAGATCCTGATGTGGTAATAAGTGGATTTAAAGTCAATACTCTTGCAACAGTAGGTTCTGTTCTTGCAGGTCTTGCATTTTGTAATGCTTGAGGATCTGCACCTTTTGGTTTTGGTTCTAATTGAGGATGTTTTGCTTCATATTCAGAAATATGAACTAAAGATCCATTCCATTCTTTTACCATTTCTATATAAGGAAAAGCTTGACCTGATCGGTCTGATATTGCTTGTGAATATTTACCTCGTGAAAATCCAGCCATTAGACTCCATCTCCATAAAAAGTTTGTGGTGAAATATATAAAGATGTTCTTTGACCATCTTCTGTAAGTGCTCTTTGTAATTCATCTTCATATAATAATCGTAAACTTTCAATTCTTTCAGGTGAATGTTTAATAGATAAATAATAAGCAAGACCTGAAGTCATACAAGGAATAAAACGATAAGCAACATCTGCTGTATTGGTATAAGCACCTGCATCTTCTATTCTTGCAATATAATAAAATTTAAGTTGATAATTGGATCCAGAAAAACTTGATCCTGCAGTTTGATATAAAAATACACTTGGATTCACCGTTCGTTGTACATAATACTGTGATGGTGTTCCTTGGGATAATTTATTAGGAACATTAGCATAAGTCGATCTATCTATTTTAACTAAACTTTGATCCACAGGTGCTGTTGGAGTTGTATTATTTCTAACGTAAGCTTCTAATACATCATTAATGTCTTGTGGAAAATTAGTACTATCATTAGCATAATTATATTCAGCTTGGCCTAATACTAAAGGAATCGTTGCTTGTTTTACTTTCCATAAATGAACTCCTCTATTACCCCATTCAGAAAATAAAATATTCAAAGATCGTCTGGCACTTTTTAGGTGATACCCTGTACGAGTTCCACCAACACCAGCTCTTTCAAAAGCTTCTTCAATAATTTCGTCGATCTCAAGATCGAATGATGTAGTACCCGAGGTAGCCATCTACCCTCCTATTTATCTATGTATAGAATTAATGTTGCGTTAGCTACTGAAGTTGCTCCAACACCATCTACGTATAAAACTCCATCTTCAGGTAAATTTAAAGTTTCTGTTTGTCCTGGTGGTACTCTAACTGGAATATAAACTCCTGAGGTAGTGGTTGAACTAACAGTTGTTGCATTTGCTAAAAGATTTATATCTGCAGTTCCAGCAGTTCCTCCAGTAGTAGTATTAGATTGTAAAGCATAAGCTCTTAATCTTGTTCTACCAGTAAACGCAACTCCATTTGAAGTTAACACGACCGGTTTTACATCTGATTTCATACTCATAATTTTTTCTCCTTAATTGTGGCTCCCGAAGGAGCCACTAAATTATTATGCTCCTGGTCCGACTTCACCTGGTTTTCCACTATCTTTTACATAGTAGTAAATGATTCCAGTAATTGTCCCACCTGTTGCTGCTGAAGTACCTTTACCACCAACGATTTTAATAATCTCAGTAGAAGGTAAAGCGATGTTTCCTAAAGAAGCACCTGAAGTAGAATCACCACCCCATACAGTTGTAATACCACCATCAGCAACTGCTTCATTTAATAAACCATCAATATCAACAAAGTCTGTTCCACCATCATAATCAGTGTAACCCATATCAATAGTTGGGCTAGAACCACCTGTTGCTGCACCAGTAAAAGTGATTCCAGTGATTACTGCATTTTTTGGAAGAATAACTTTGCTTGTATCAGTTGATGATACTTGTACGTCAGTTCCTGCCGTTGCAGTAGGATCAAAATAAAATTGAGCCTGCATAGGTATAGAACCAGCATAAGTTGTTCTTGAATTGTCTCCACCGTTCGATCTAACGAATCCAGTGAAAGTTGTTTTGTTTGCCATATTATTATCCTCCTAGTTATTTTAATGTGTTCTCTAGGCCGTCGACTATACGCGTACACATTAAATTATATGTATAGTTATTCTAATATACTGTAGATTTAAATGAAGCGCAAGAGATCCTTAAGAATAAAGATGATTTATTTGTGTAGTAGCTTTTTATTAAGTAGCTACTGAAACTTGAGGTGCAGCATCTTCAATTTTACTAAGTTGACTAGCTTCTTTAGCTTCTGCCATCTTAATATGATTGATAAC